AATACTGCGTTACCTCCAGAGTTACCTCCAGTCGCACCAGCTTGTAAACCTGTTAGATTCGACCCATCTATAGCAGGGAGTGCACCAGTCAAATAAGATGATGGTACTGAGTTAGTCCATGATGTTTGACCGTTTGCGTCAGTTGTTAATAAATAAGCGTTCTGTATATTAACAGGAAGTGTAAGTGTATATGTAGCCCCTGCACTATGTGCTGGTGACTTAATTTTTACACCATGACTCTGTGCAGAACAGTTAAGTTGTAATGTACCATCAGCACCTCCAGCACCACGTATTTCTACAACACCTGTGCCGTTTGGTTCTAGTTTAACATTTCCGTTAGTTGTTGACGTAGTAACTTTACTAGCTTGTACGTCTAAATCACCACCTAGTTGTGGAGATGAGTCATTTGATAAATCAGTATTAACTACTGCCCAAGTTAAGCCACCTGTATTACCAGATTGTGCTGATAAGAAGTATCCATTAACTGGACTATTACTTACCTTTAACTTAGCTTCACTTACAGAATCAGATGTTAATTTAGCTTCTGTTACTGTGTTATCACTAGGTGTACCAATACCTGTAGCAGCACCAATCTGTGTTACATATATACTAGATCCACTAGCTGGAGCTGTACAGAATTTAATTCCGTTTGTTCCTTCTAGATAAAATCCTTCATTACTTGCATTATATGAACCAGCATTTGGTTTCTGTATTACACCGTTAAGACTAACAAATAGTTGACCTACGTTAGTTATAGATGCTGCATTAGTGTCATCTCTTAAATCGTAAGAAACAATACTACCATTAAATGTAGGACTACCAGATGTAGCTCCATCAGGTACAACTGTAAGTAATTTAAAGTCTCCAACTGAGGCAACAGTATTATACTGTGTGTTACCTAAGTCATATACTTTCATTACGTTAGCATTTGTATCAAACCATAGGTCTCCGTCACCTAGTGCTGAACCGTCTGGATGAGTACTAGGAGCACTTCCACTAACTTGATACCTGTCGTTAAAATCACTTACAAGTGTTTGTGCATTACTAACACCAGCTGAGTCTACGACTTGTCTATGGAATGTATATGTGTGTAAGGTAGTTGTTGTTTCTACTAACACACCTAATCCAGCTGCTATTGTTGATCCAGCTGTCAAACCATTTATTGTTACTGTATTTCCAGATCCAGCACCGTTTGCTATCGTAGCTACTCCACTGCCACTAGCAGTAAGATTACTAGCTAAAGCTTTAATACTAACTATAGTTCCAGCACCATCGTTGATGTCTGGGTTAGTTGCAGGGAAACTTGTTTCGTTTGCTATTGGTGCAAAACCACCTACTTCAGTTACTAACTCTACTATTCTTTCGTTAACAGCTTGAGCTGAAGGTAGTTGTACATCTGTTGCACTTCCACCAATAGTTGTAACTATGCTTTTACCATCCAGTAAGTTTAGTTCTGCTGTAGATGATGTTAGACCATCCAGAGTTTGTACTTCTGCTGTGTTTAGATCAGCTAAAGCTCCAGCAGTTCCACTACCCATTGTAGCTAGTTCTGTTAGTTCAGCATCTAATGGTTGTTTACCATCTATCTGTGACTGTATTCCAGATGTAATACCAGCAGCTTGATTTAATTCTGCTGTTGTAGCTGTTATTCCATCTAAAACATTTAACTCTGTAGCTGTAGAAGTTATTGCATTAACAAAAGTTTTTTCGGTATCAGTATATGCGTTTGTATTACTGTTTGCTTCGTAGGCAGTTTTTATTTCTGCATTAGTCTGGTCTGCTGTAGCTGATGTTTCTATGCCATCTAATTTTGTACCATCAACAGAAACGTCTCTACCATCTACAGTTCCAGTTGTTGCTATATTCTGACTACCAAAATCAGGTGAGATTTTAGTACCAGCTATCGCAGCTGACGCATTTACATCAGCATTAACTATTGTACCGTCTGTTATTTTAGCACTTGTTATAGCACCATCTTTTATGTCAGATGCTAATATTGTTTGATTCTGTTCTTCTTGTGCAGCATATAATAACTGCGTTTGGTTGTTGTTAAGATCACCTGCTTTAACTGATGACCCTGCTGTGTAGGTTGCCTTAGCAGTGTCTACGTCTGTATCACGAAAGATACGTATTGCAGCTGGGCTTGCTGGTATGTTGCCTGATGTAAAGACAACATTACCACCACCTGTTGTTGTGTAGCTGTTTATATTATAGTGTGTACTGATCGTCTTAATAACGCCATCTACATCAACTTTAATATCTTCTACTTTATAAGAAGGGAAAGAAAACGCTTTTGTCGCATTTCCATCCCCAGTGTAATCTACGAATGTTGTTGCCATTATTTATAAATGTTGAGGATGTTTGCGGAGTCTATTCGTTTGTTTATTTGCTCTATTTTTGCTAAACGTTGTTTTTCAATAACTCTTGATATATTAGGATCATCCTTAATTGATGCCCATGCTTTTTTTTTAGCACGTTTAAATAGTTGATCTATAATTCTATTATGATAATAGTCTCTAGCGTTAAACTGTGCACGCTTGCCTGCACGTATGTCTTCATACATTTTTTCCATAGATGCTATCATTTTAGGATCTTTAGCAAACTTATCTAGTTCTAGTTCTAAGTTAAGAGAACCCAGTGCTCGTTGAAACTCTGATCTAATATAAGGATGGTCAGTTAAGTTTGTGCTATCTGGTGCAAAGTATGTAGATGTACGTAAATCATAACCGCTGTCAAATAAGAAGTTTCTACCGTCACTCTGTTCTAAATTAAGAGTAACAGGGCTTACTGCATTAAATGCACGAGTCAGAAAATCCCAATCTTTTAAGGGTTTACCGTTTAGCATATCATACTTAAGAGGTAATTGCTTTTCAGCAAGATTTTCTGTAATTAAGTTTCTATTACGTATTGACTGAAACACACCTGAGTTTATTTCACGCATGTAAGGGGTAAATAGTTTACCTAAGTCGTTACGAATACCAGCTAGCGGTACTGTGTTGTTAATTAAACCAGACACAATACGACCTCCTTGCCCGGGTCTACCAGCAAATAAGTCAACAAAGGACTGTATACCAGCTAGATATGATTTACTTGTAACAGCCTGAGCTATAACAAGAGATATTTTACCTAGTTCGTTTTCTGTCCATTCTTCACCCATAAGTTGACTTGCATCACCTACGTCAGCTATTGTAGACATAATAAGGTTAAATGGTTCAAACTGGTCGTAACCAACACGAACTGCACCTACTTTAAATGTTCTAGGCTCCCACTTACCGTCAAGCCATAGCTGTCTTTTCTGTCTGTCTACAGGTCCATTACCATTAAGATCACCACGCATCCATGCCTGTGTAGCCATAAATGTAACCGCAGAGCCTATTGCCAATCGGCCTGTTTGTAAAGCTCGTGCGTTAGCTAGCTCTTCTGGAGTAAATATACCATACTTGTTTACACTGGCTAAATCGTTAGGATTCGCAAATGCGATATCATTAAACTCTTTTACAAGAAAGTTAAAACCGGGGGTATACTTACCTGTTAGTGCAAGTCCGTTTACACCAGTTCTAGCAAACAGAAAGAATGGTTTAGCTAAAGGTGTAGCACTAAATACGTCGTTTAAACCTTTTGCAAAGCCTGTAAGATCCTGTGTTAGTGTTACTTCTTTACGGCCAAACTTTGTAGCTTCATCTATAATGTTACCATTAGCATCAAATACCTGTGCATAAAAATCATCTTCATATGCTCTCATTAGCTCAGGTGTAATTTTAGGTGTTTTATAACCATTATCTTGTAACTCAAGAACTTTACGCATAGCTTTTTCACGCATTTTAGCACGTCCAAGTATATAACCAAACGCATCGTCAGTTGCTGCCATAATCTTAGTAGAATACGTCAACAAGTTACTGTTGTTCATCTGACGTGCCATGTTAGCTACACGAAAAGCTGCTTGCTCTCCTTCAGTAGCTCGGCCACTATCTTCTGCCCAACGGCGTAGTATTTCCCAGTTATCATCTGCCTGTGTAAACTCTGCATAACGTGTCTTGATAGATCTTATATCACCTTTCCAGTATGAGTTAAGCTTGCTTCTAAATATAGTAAATGATTCTGGTATAGATTCAACCATACCGTTTACCGATGCTAGACTTGCTCTAACGTCAGCTACGTTGCCATCAAATGGTAATCTTAAAACTGACCCTAGTGCTGTAGCTAAAGGTCTTAATACTGTTGCAGTAGATGTACCCATAATAGCTCGAATTGGTGTTTTAGGACCAGATAGAATACTGTGTGTCATTACACCTTCCAGCTCA